TTGACTGGTAATGAGTGGGCCGCCATCGGAGCCAAAGCCTTGTCTTCAAAGGATTTTGCTTCTCCGAACGCTGGTTCAATCGACATCCAGTACGGTCAAGGCTCCGAAGGAATTCTCTTTGTGTCAGAAGGGAGACTCCCACAACAGGCTAAGGCTGTGGAGAGGGCCGGTTTGGTCTTCCATCAAGTCTCAACTCAGCCTGGTTCGAGTGGAGGAGCTTTGCGTCGTTTTGTTGGAGGCGTGCCAAAGTACGTTGGTTTCCATGTTGCTCGCCCTCAAGGAAAGTTTATTGACTTGACTGGCAAGTATAATGTGGCTGTCAGCTTTGACATTATCTTTTCGTACATGAGGTCCGTGGGGTTGTATTACGACTCGGTCTTCGCCGCTGTCATGAAAGCTGCCGTTGGAGAGTCTTTGGATTATGACAACGACAATGTCAAAGATCCTTTGGACTTTCACAGGATTTCGCAAGAATGCTATGAAGACGACGAGTTGTGGGAAGCCACCCAAGACCGCATCATGAACGAACTCTATGGTGATAGAAGTCAAGCTTACGATGGTCACATTGGGAGGCGTTTCCGCCGACGTGGAGACGACGAGCCGGTGGGCGAGAGCTTACCCGCTGTGGCTGAAAACGACGATGATAATGGAGATGACGAAGAAGCTCCTGCCAATCCTTCTATTCCAACTTCTTCTAGTGATGGACTTCCTGCGCCGCCCGGTCTCCTTTTGCCTAAGAGCATTGGAGAGAGCACAACTCCTAGTTTGTCGCTCTCGACGGTCGTGAAAGGGACCGTTGCTGCTGCTGCAGTTTGCCTCCCGCTCGCCTTGGACCTTGCTGTTGTCAAGAAGCAGGTCATCAATGGCGATTTCTCTTTTGCTCCCGCATTGAAGTCGGCGGTTGAGCAACACGGCGCCAGTGCCGTTCATGATTTTGTTGTATCCTCTGATGCTTTTTCGGTTTATCGCTCCTACATGGACGTTGTCCAGCCCACGTGGTTTCCTTTCGGCGATGTGATGCCAGACGAAAATGGCAAAGCTTTCTTTGAGAAAGTTGGAGAGTACAGAGTTGACGGTAACAGATCAGCCACCACTCCCGACCGTAAGAAGAAGGCCAAGCCAATGTCTGACGTTGCTAAAGAACGAGCCACCGCGATCAAGGCGTTGTTGAAGGATTTGGGCTGTGAAGACGACGAATGGGTCACCCCAGAGAACTCTCGAGCTAATATTTCAGCTTCAATGAAAGCGCATGCAAAGCTTGCCTCTGTCGATCCTCCAATTGCATCTGCTGCTGATTGGGAGAAGGCTTTTGAGGCAGGTTGTTCTGACTTTGACACTACTTTGTTGAAGTCGCATGCCCAGCAAGGATTTGAAGGTTGGTATAAGCTCGCCGCCACTTTGGCAGACACATCTTCTGGTGTTTCAGCCAGGTTTCGTAGGCAGAACAAGAGACAATGGGCAACTGACCCGGAGTTGTTGTTGGCGATGATCGACTTGGTGCAGTGCAGGTTGGTTTTGATGTTGATCCACGCTGATAGCGTTTCTGGATACACTCCGGAGCAAGCTGTAAAGTTTGGGTTGAAAGACGTACTGCTTTTGTCCGTTAAGCAAGAGCCTCATGCTCCGAAGAAAGCCAAGCAAGGACGTTACAGGATGATATGGATCAGTTCTCTGATCGATTGCTTTGTTCAAAAGCTTTTGCACAAAGCCTTGAATGCTAGAGACATTGACCATTACCAGTCAGGAGAGAAGTTCCACTCCGCTGCTGGCATGGGTCACCATGACGAAGGCATCAAGCACTTGTGCTCTGCCTTTGACGCAGTCTTTGGAGATGATGAATTTCTTCTAACTTGTGACGCGTCTATGTGGGATTTCACCATGGACAAGCAGGCGCACCTCAATCACGCAAAGAGGCGCTGCCTGTCTTGTGACGA